CAATTAATGGTGATGGTCAAAATGCAGAATGCACTGTTGTTGTTAACAATGATGCACAAATAGAAAGTGTCACCGTGTCTAATGAAGGATTTGGATATACACATGGTGTCGTTGATTTAGCTGCTGGATCAGTTCCAACACCAACATCTCCACCAGTTCTTGATGTAATTATTCCACCACCAGGTGGTCATGGTGCAGACATTTATAGGGAATTGGGTTCATCTAATGCTTTAATGTATGCACGAATTGAAAATGACGCTGAAAACCCAGATTTCATAACAGGAAACCAAATTTCTAGAATAGGTCTTTTGGAAAATCCAAAAGCATTTAACTCTAATGAAATACTTACATTAGATAAAGCAAGTGCTGCTTACGCAGTTAAATTAACTGGCACAGATACTGCTTCTGATTATCAATCTGCTTCATTCACTGCAGATAGTTACATAAGACAAACTGTTGGAACTGGTGTCACTGCTGTTGGAAAAGTAATTTCTTATGATTCAACAACTGGTGTTTTAAAATATTGGCAGGATAGAACTGTTGCTGGTTTTGCCACTGCAGGATCAACTGGTATCAGCACAGCGTTGACACCTGCACATTTAGATTTAAATGTGCCATCTTATACTCAACAAAGATTTACTGCTACACCTTTAACTGGTGGTGATGTTAAAGTCATTGGTGGAACTAAAAACCTATCAATCGATACTAATTTCGTGGGTCTATCTACCACTCTAAATAATAGAACATATTACCTTGGTCAGTCATTTACTAGAGGAGTTTCTAATCCTGAGATTGACAAATACTCTGGAAATACAATTTACGTTGATCATAGACCATCAATTACAAGATCTTCCAATCAAAAAGAAGACATCAAAATAATATTACAGTTCTAACTAACTATGGCCCAGCAAACCAATCTTAATGTTTCACCATATTTTGATGATTTTGACCCGAATGATAATTATCAGAAGGTTCTTTTCAAACCAGGATATCCTGTACAAGCAAGAGAATTAACAGGTCTTCAGTCAATATTACAAAATCAAATTGAAAAATTTGGTCAACATTTCTTTAAAGAGGGTGCAAAAGTAATACCAGGTAACACTGCGTATTCTAATGAGTATTTTGCTGTGGAGTTAAATAACACTCATTTGGGAGTTCCTGTAGAGTTTTATATTGATCAATTAATTGATAGAAAAATAATTGGAGCAACAACTGGTGTAACAGCGTTAATTAAACAGGTTCTCAGGTCTGAGAATAGTGAGAATGGTAATTTAACACTGTATATTTCATATATGTCTTCTGGTGTAGAAGATAATACGATCAAATCATTTGCAGATGGTGAATTACTATTAGCAGATAGTGATATTGTTTCAGGGCCTGAAAATAATGCTTTCATACCAACTGGTGAGTCATTTGCTTCATGTATTGCAAATAATGCGACATCAACTGCTGCATCTTTCTCAATATCTAATGGTGTTTACTTCATTAGAGGTAACTTTGTTCAGGTTCAAGACGAAACTATTATCTTATCGCAATATACAAACACTCCTAGTGCTAGAATTGGATTAAGAATTGAAGAAGATATAATCAATGCTGATGAGGATGAAACACTAGCAGATAATTCAAAGGGATTTAATAACTATACAGCACCTGGTGCTGATCGTTTAAAAATATCAGTCAGTCTATTTGCTAAACCATTAGATGATTTTAATGACTCTAATTTTGTTGAATTAGCAGTGATTGAAAATGGTGTTTTAAGGTCTCAAGTTAAAAATACTAATTACAGTTTTATTAAAGATGAACTAGCTCGTAGAACATATGCTGAATCTGGAGATTATGTAATTAAAAGTTTCAATGTTTCTATGAGAGATTCTTTGAATGATAATGTTGGTAATAATGGGGTATATCAATCTGGTCAATTCACTCAAGGTGGAACATTAGCATCAGATGATCTTGCTTTATATCAAATATCACCAGGTAAAGCTTTTATAAAAGGATATGAAGTTGAAACTATTAGTTCAACATATATTGATGCTCCAAAAACAAGAACATCAAAAACATTAGAAAATCAAGGAGTAGCATACAAAACAGGAAATTCTTTAAGACTTAATAATGTTAAAGGTGCACCTGAAGTTGGAATTGGTAATACTTATATCGTTAGTTTAAGAGATCGAAGAGGTGGTGATAATTCCTTCAAAATAGCAGGAAATGAAATTGGTATGGCTAGAGTTTATGATTTTGCTTTAGAATCTGGCTCTTACACAACATCAAATTCTGCTGTGAATGAGTGGGATACTTCACTTTATGATGTTCAATTATTCACAAAAATTACTCTAAACGAACCAGATACATTCACAATACCAACTCAAATTAAAGGAAAGTATAGTGGTGCTACAGGATTTTTAGTTAATGCTGTTACAAATAGCACATCCTTAGACGTATATGATGTAAGTGGTAAATTCATAGTAAATGAACCATACGAAGTAAATGGAATCGCCAATAACCGTGTTGCAGTTGCAGTAACAGCTCATCGAATGCAGGATGTTAAATCAATATATGGTGGCCCTTCAGCATCTATTGGGCCAGGTTCTGTTGGTGCTGCGAAAAGTTTTTCTGGTGATGTATTACAAAAACCAGTCTTTAGTTTTGGAAGTGGATCAATCACTCCTAAAAATGGAAAAACAGGTTTTAGTACAATAACAAGTTCAAATGCATTATTTCCTAGTTCACTAAAAGTTGGTAATCTATTAAAGTTTGGTTTAGTAGAAAATAATGACCCAACTTTTGCAAGAGTCACTGAAGTGGGAACAAATTCTATAACTGTTACTGGTGTTTCAACTGTAACTGGTATTTGTGGTGGTTTACCCGCATCACCTGGTATTAACACTGCAGTAAGTCTTTCTGACTTAACATTAATATCAAGCCCATTAGAAAGATCTACAGATAGTCAATTATATGCATTAATGCCAAAAGCATTTATTTCAGATGTTGATCTCTCAAGTTCTACTTTAACTATTAGAAAACAATTTAACGTTAATATTACTGTAAATTCTAACACTGGATTGGGTCAATTATCATCTGCAGTAACTGCAGGTACAAATGAAACATTCTTACCTTTTGATGAGGAAAGATATGTCTTAATGAGATCTGATGGAACAACTGTTGCTTTATCTGATGATATGTTTACTTTTTCTACAGGGGGAACAGTTTTACAGATAAGAGGATTAGGAGCAGCAGATACAGGAGCTACACTAATTGCAACTCTTACAAAATCTAAACCAGCTGCTAAAATAAAGCAATTAAATCGTGTAAATTCAGTCGTAGTTAATTATTCTAAAGATAATGCATCTGGTGTTGGAGGAACATCATTAAATGATGGATTAACAACTGGTAATTTCCCAATAGGAACAAGAGTTCAAGATCAGAAAATAGCTTTGAATAATGCGGATATTGTTAGAATACATGGTATTTTTGAATCAAACGATACATCTGAAGCATCCGCACCTAAGATGACATTAACATCTTTAAATGGGCCATCTGGAAAAACATCGGATTTAGTAATAGGTGAAAAACTTATGGGTCAAGAGAGTGGTGCTGTTGCTGTTGTTGCTGAAACTATAACAGATACTCAGATCGCATATATTGTTAAAAATGAAACAGCATTTAAAGAAGGTGAAATTGTAGAATTTGAAGAGTCAACTGTTCAGGGTTTAATTACTACTTTAGATAATCCTAGTAAAAATATATCTGCAAATTATACTTTTACTACAGGTCAGAGAAGTAGTTTCTATGATTATGGATTTATTACTAGGAAATCAAATGCAAAACCACCGAAAAAACAGTTAAAAATATATTTCATGAATGGATACTATGATTCAACTGATGAGGGTGATATCACTGTAAAAAATTCTTATAATAGTTGGAATTACAGTAGAGAAATTCCAATGATTAATGGTGAATATGTCACTGATACTCTTGATATAAGACCTAAAGTAGATGCATATACAGTTGGAGAAAATGTAAGATCACCATTTGAATTTAAGGGTAGATCATTTACTGCTTCTGGAAGTTCTGCTGCAAATATTTTAGCATCTGATGAGTCAATTAACCTTACTTTTTCTCATTTTGTTGGAAGAATGGATAGAATCTTCTTAGATAAAACTGGAAGATTTCAAGTTAAATATGGAGATCCCTCAGAAAAAAGAGAAAGACCAACACCAGTTGATGATGCAATAGAAATAGCAAGCATTATTTTACCACCATATCTTTTTGAACCTAGACAGGCTAAATTAGATTTCATGAAGTATAAGAGATATAGGATGCAAGATATTGGAGATCTTGAGCAGAGAATAAAAAATCTAGAATATTATACATCATTGTCTATGCTTGAAACTCAGACACAAAATTTATTTGTTCCTGATGCTGATGGGTTGAATAAATTTAAATCTGGATTCTTTGTTGATAACTTTACAAGTTTTAGATCACAAGAAACTAATGGATTTAAACTAAAATGTAGTTTAGATACTAAGAGAAATGAATTTAGACCACAACATTACTGCACTTCTATTGATTTAATGCCTGGCCCTGTGGAAGGTGTTGATGCTGGAACTGATCGTGCTTTCCTTGAAGCAGAGGGAACTAATATTAAAAAAGGTGATGATGTAGTTACTTTAAATTACACAGAAACAGAGTGGTTAAGCCAACAATTTGCAACTAGAACAGAAAGTGTTACACCATTCTTAGTAAGTTTCTGGCAATCAACTATTAAGTTAACACCAGCATCAGACACATGGACAGATACTGCAAGACTTGAAGCAAAAATAATCCAACAGGAAGGTAACTTTGCTGGTGTTATGGCACAAGCAATGCAAGAGTTTGGAGTTGATCCACAAACTGGAATGGCTCCAGCACAATGGAATTCTTGGGAAACTACATGGAGTGGTGAAGAGCAAATAGATCGTAAACAACAAAGAGAAGAAGAGGTCATCACTGAGTCTGTAGAAGAAATTATTAAAGCAGGTTGGATTAACGGTGGAGGTGGTGTTAACCATTCAGTTTTCCATGAAAAATTTGAAACTCAAGTTATTGAAGACACAATTCGTGATACATTCCACACTGATGCACAGGTTAGAACAGGAACTAGAAAAGTTGTCACAGAACAATTTGATAATGAATCTCTAGGAGATAGAATTGTAAGTCGTGACGTTATCATGACTATGCGTTCTAGAAACATAGAAGTTAGAGCAACTAAATGTAAACCACTCACACAACTATATGGGTTCTTTGATGGTGTTGCAGTAACAAAATATTGCACTCCCAAACTATTAGAAATTTCAATGACTTCAGGAACTTTCCAAGTTGGAGAGACTGTTGTTGGATCTATGCCAGGTTCTGGTATACCAGCAGAGGGAACAGACGTTGCTGCTATCAGATTTAGAGTAGCACAAGCAAATCATAGAGAGGGCCCATATAATGCTCCAACTGCAGTTTTTGCTAAGAATCCTTATATCTCTCAAGTTGGTGCAACTGGTCTTGAAACATTCTTAGGAACACCAGGTGTTGTTCAACTTGCATCTGATAATGGTGGTGCTACAAACATGCCAGCAACATATTCATCGACCTCTACCATATTGAACGTTGATACAAAATCAATGTCTGATCAAGCACAGGGAGATTATTATGGATATGTTAATCAACAAATGGAATTAAGAGGTGTCACTAGTGGTGCTACTGCAACTGTGACCGATAGAAGAATGATCGCTGATCTTGGTGCTAATATGATAGCATCTTTCTATATTCCAAATCCAAACAGTGGTAATCATCCAAAATTTGAGACAGGAACAAAAACATTTACATTAATTGATAATACCACTAATGATCAAGAAAACACTGATACATTCGGTGAAGATACTTACACTGCTGCTGGAACTTTAGAGACGGTTCAAGAAAATATTATTTCTACTCGAAATGCCATTGTTCAGACTAAACCTACAAAAGAAGAAAGAAAACAGAGAACATTATTAGGATCGACTGTTCTAAAATCAGAAGCAATTAGTAGTAGTGATGGTGGAGAGAGATCTGTAGATCGTTGGTATGACCCACTAGCACAGTCTTTCCAAGTTACTGATGAGGGTGGTATATTCATCACTAGTTGTGATATTTACTTCCAAACTAAGGATGACATGGATATTCCAATGACATTCCAAATAAGAACAATGGAAGG